ATCGACTAGTAATTGAGAAGAGGAGGGGGGGTCGGATTCGGCTCCCTTTTTTCTTTTTTTTCATTTCAACAATTAAATAAAGGAAAAAAAGTATGTCTATAGTAAATATCAGAGATACGGGCCGCAACTCAGCGAGAACCAGCGATGTTCGGGAACTTGCGACGAAGGTTCAGAAGCCCTCAGATACAGAGGCAATTACAGCGGCAAATACTATTACGGCTGCTGAGTCTGGTACTCGTTTTGTGATGAACACAGCGACTGCTAGAATCCAAACTCTACCAACGCCTGCGGCTGGGCTTGAGTATTGGTTCTATGTCGGTGCTACTGAACCTACAGGTTCTCATACTATTGTGACAGCTTCAAGCGCAAACATTATTGTAGGTAATGTTTCTTCACCTGAAGATGCAGCAGGAAATGTTGCTACTGTTACAGATGCCGATACAATTTCGTTAATAGCTAGTAAGGCTGTTCATGGCGATTATGTTCATGTGTGGTCGGACGGAACGAACTGGTATCTTGATGGCGCATGTAAAGTACAAGACGGTATTACGACGACGCAAGCGAGCTAATAGATGGCTCAATTAGGCTCTGATGAAAAACCTGTAATGTTTAGAAAAGCGATTGTTAGTAAGAATAGTCGCTTCAGGAAGAACTTTGATAAAAAAAAGTATGATAAAAACTATGATCGTATTTTTAATAAAGAAAAGGCTTATTCCGAAGCTATGCAACAAGAGGACTTAGAACCTATTAATGATATGCTAGCCATCCCAACGAAGGCTGGGTGGTAAATAACAACACGTATAACGATAGAAGGTAATAAATGGCAACATTTCTTAATTTAACGAATGAGTTATTAAGAGAATTGAATGAGGTTATATTAACTTCTTCAAACTTTAGTAGTGCTGTTGGTGTACAGCAACATGCTAAGGATTCGGTTAATCGTGCTTATTTAGATATTGTAAATGAAGAACCTCAGTGGCCCTTCTTAGCTACGGCTGAGAGCGGGGCTACTGATCCTATGTATGGTAATGCTTATATAGAAACGGTTGCAGGAACTCGATGGTATGAACTGAAGCCCACAAGTTCTAGTATTACAACCGATTATGGTTCAGTAGACTGGGATAACTTCATGCTAACTACTGTGGGGGTAAGTAATGAGGCCGCTCCTTATACAATAAAAAATCTTAAGTATACGACTACAGAAGAATGGAAGGATTACCTACGGATCTCTGAAAATCAAGATGATGCTAATACGACACAATACGGTGTTCCGAGTCGAGTTATTCGTAGTCCTGATGCTAGAAATTTTGGATTAAGCCCGATACCTGATCAAGTTTATAGGATCTGGTTCTTTGCTTGGGATCTTCCAACAGAGCTAGCTGCTCACGGAGATACTATAGTATTTCCTGATATTTATAGAACAGTTCTTTCAGCTAGAGCAAGATACTATATATGGCAGTTTAAGGATAACCCTCAAGCGGCTGCATTCGCCTTAGATGACTATAAAAAAGGCATTCGTATGATGCGGTCTACTCTACTTGAACCGACACCAAGTTATTTTAAAGACGATAGAATAGGCTTTATTTAACGTGGCAGCCACACAACCGTTTGGTCTTTCTTGTAAAGGAGGTTTAAATACAAACCTCAATCAACTTGCAATGCTTGGGCAGCCTGGACTCGCTACAAAGTTAAAAAACTTTGAAGTCGATCCTGATGGTGGTTATAGGCGTATCAGTGGCTTCTCGCAGTTCGGAGATGGCACAAGACCTAACAGTAGTAATGATATCTTAGGGCTTCATGTTTATGCTGATGGCGTTATTGCTTGTTCAGGAACAAACGCTTATTTCAGTCAAGATGGAGATAGCTGGCTACAAATAAATAAAGCTAGTGTTGCTGCTGGCGGAGATGACTATACTGCCTTTACAGGACGTAGTGCGGCAGCAAGAACTTCACAAGACTTAGCGACCTTCACAACCTACGAAGGTAATACAGACTATGGCGAAGTTATTATTACAGACAGGGGTTCGGGTGTTAAGCCGATGTACTTTAAGATGACAGGCACAGGAAGTGCGTTATCAAGCAGGACTTATTTCTGTAAAGAGATTACGGTAAGCAGCACTGAGTATCCTAAGTTTTGTGTAATACACGATAAACATTTAGTAGTCGCTGGAGCAGCAACATCACCTAATACTGTTTATTACAGCGGTACAAGTGATATAGATGATTTTACGAGTACAGGTTCTGGTAGTATTCTTTTAGATGATAAAGTGGTAGGCATAAAGAGCTTCCGTGAGGACTTAATTATCTTTTGTGCTAACTCGATTTATAAATTACAGAATATAAATAATTCTAGTACTATTGTAGTTACGCCTATCACAGAGAATGTAGGTTGTCTCGATGGTAATAGTATTCAGGAGATTGGTGGTGATCTAGTCTTTTTGAGTCCTGATGGCATCCGTACAGTTGCTGGTACAGCACGTATTGGTGACGTTGAGTTAGGTTCTGTTAGTAGACAAATACAGTCTGTTATTGGAACTTTAGCTGCTTCGATAAACACATTTAGAGTGAGTAGTACAGTATTAAGAAGCAAATCGCAATATCGTTTATTTTATTCAGCAGCGGGAGCGACTTCTTCAACATCAAAAGGAATTATAGGCACTATTACTCCCGAAGGGTTTGAGTGGTCAGAAACATTAGGAATACAGGCTCATGGGTTAGTGGCTGGTTTTAATAAGGATGGTGTAGAAAAAACATATCATGGGGATAAAGATGGTTATATTTATGTACATGATGATGGTGACATATTCACACCAGCAGGAGTAGACACTAATATTGCAGCAGAATATCAAACGCCAAACTTTGATTTTGGGGATATAGGAACAAGAAAGACTTTATTCTATATAAGAATATCTATGTCTCCAGAAGGGGACACATCACCGACACTACGAGTTCGTTATGACTATGAAGATAATAATATACCCCAACCAGAAAATTCTACAATAGATGTACCATTACCTGCAATATTTGGTAATTCAGACAGTACTTTTGGATCAGCAACCTTTGGAGCTAGTAATGACCCAATGGTCAGACATGCTGTACAAGGAAGTGGGCATACATGTAGCTTTAAAATCTTTAGTGACGATCAAAAAGCACCCTATGCAATTAATGGTTTTTATGTAGATTATGCACCGTCAGGCAGGAGATAAATAAATGACGCAGACCTATACACGACAGAGTTCTTTAGCAGATGGGGATACAATCACAGCGGCTCTATTTAATGACGAATACAACCAATTAGTTAATGCTTTCACGTACTCGACTACTTCGTCCTCGACAGGGCATCAGCACGACGGTACGGCGGCGGAGGGCGGCAATGTTCATACGATTGGTGATTTAGATTTCCTTAATAAGATAGTTGCAGATAGTACTAATAATCGTTGGGGAGTCTTTGTAGAAGTCTCTAGTGCCGCCGTAGAACAATTAAGAATTTCTGATGGTGTTATATCCCCCGTAACAGATAATGATATAGATTTAGGCACAAGCTCTCTAGAGTTTAAAGACCTCTTTATAGATGGGACTGCACACATTGATACACTTGACGTAGATGTAAACGGCACAGTAGCAGGAACCTTTGGAGTTACTGGAGCTACTACACTATCTAGTACTCTAGCAGTCACAGGAGCTGTTACAGGTTCAAGTACAGTACAAGGTACTACAATTACAGCAACCACAGCCTTTGTTCCAGATGCTTCCGATGGAGCAGCACTAGGAACAAGCTCATTAGAATTTAGTGATTTATTCCTTGCAGATGGTGCAGTAATAAACTTTGGTGATGACCAAGACGTTTCTCTTACACACGTAGCTGACACAGGATTACTTCTTTCAAGTACTGACCAACTTCAGTTTGGTGATTCAGGTACTTATATTTATCAATCAGCAGATGGTGTCTTAGACTTAGTATCAGATACAGAGATTGAGATCAACGCTACTACTATTGATATAAATGGTAACGTAGATGTATCAGGTACACTAACTGTAGCAGGCGCTGTAGACTTTGGAGATGCTGCACTAAGTAACGTAGGTGCTGTACAATTAGATAGTATAGCAGGTGACGGAGATACTAATACAAGCATTACATTCTCAGGCTCTGATGTCATTACTATAGCTACAGGCGGTTCTGGTAGATTGACAATAGGTGACGGAGCATTATCTCCTGTCACAAATAATCAAATAGATTTAGGTACAAGTTCTTTAGAATTTAAAGATGCGTTTTTTGACGGAACTGTGACAGCAGATGCGTTTGCAGGGCCTTTAACAGGTAATGTTACAGGGAACGCTTCGGGTACAGCTTTGACTGTAACACAAGCAGCACAAACAGCTATTACAAGTGTAGGTACACTAACAGCTTTAACAGTTGATGATGTAGCTATAAACGGTAAAGTCATTACGATGACTGGTGATACTAGTGATACTACAGTAATTACAGCAGGTACAAATGGAACATTAAGTATAGTAACAACTGACGCAGCAGCCGCAGCCGCTAATATTCAAATAACAGCAGACGGTACAGTAGATATTGATTCAGCAGGAGTATTAACTCTAGACTCTGGGGCAGCAATTAATATTGAGCCAGCCGCAGGATCAGCAATTCTATTAGATGGTACGATCAGCGTAGATGCAGGAGTAGTCACGGGTGCAACAAGTATCACATCTACGGCCTTTGTAGGAGCTTTAACAGGTAATGTTACAGGTAATGCTAGTGGCACAGCAGCCACAGTAACAACTGCAGCACAATCAAATATTACAAGTCTTGGAACTCTTACAGCCTTAACAGTAGATAATCTTGGTGTCAATGGTAATACTATTACAGCAAACTCTGGTGCTTTAAATCTTACACCTGCAAGTGGTTCTGCTATCGTTTTAGATGGAACAATCAATGTAGACGCAGGAGTAGTAACAGGTGCAACAAGCGTTACATCAACAGCGTTTGTTGGTGGCTTAACAGGTAATGTTACAGGTAATGCTAGTGGCACAGCAGCCACAGTAACAACCGCTGCTCAAACTAACATTACTAGCCTTGGAACCTTGACAACTCTTACTGTTGATAATGTTATTATTAATGGAACAACTATTGGACACACAGGAGATACAGATTTAATAACAGTAGCTTCAGGAATAGCTACAGTAGCCGGTGAAGTCTCAATGACTACACTGGACATAGGTGGAACAAATGTTACATCTACTGCTGCTGAGTTAAATATCTTAGATGGTGTTACTAGTACTGCTGCCGAGCTTAATGCCTTAGACGGTATTACTGCGGTAGTCGGAGAGCTTAATGCTCTTGACATAGGCAGTACAGCAGTTGGTACGGCAGTGGCTTCTAAAGCAGTTATACTAGATTCTAATAAAGATTATACAGGTGTTAGAAATTTAACAATCTCGGGAGAGTTAGATGCAGCTACACTAGACATTTCAGGTGCAATAGATGTTGCAGGAACAGCTAACCTCGACGTTGTAGACATCGATGGCGCTGTGGATATGGCTAGTACCCTTGCAGTTGCAGGCGTGTTAACAGGCGCTTCTCTTGATATCAGTGGAGACATCGACATTGATGGCACCGCCAACCTAGACATCGTAGACGTGGACGGCGCTGTAAACTTTGCAGCAGACGTAACGTATGCAGATGGTTCAGACATCATCACGGCTTCCGCAGGAACCTCAAACTTCAGAGCAGGCGTCAACGCAGGTAATAGCATTGAGTCTGGCGGAAATTACAATGTGGTTGTGGGCGATGAAGCAGGTACGGCGATTACTACGGGGGATAGGAATGCTGCGGTCGGATATCAGGCGCTAGATGCTACCGATACAGGCAGCCATAACGTGGCTGTGGGTTATCAGGCAGCAACTGCCAATTCAAGCGGTGCCGCACTGATCGCCATCGGAGACAATGCACTAGCAGCAAATACCACGGCGAATTACAACGTGGCGGTTGGAAATGCCGCTCTAAAGACCAATACGACCGGCGCGAACTGCGTAGCCGTAGGGGCAGATTCTCTGGATGCAAACACCACGGGAAGTAACAACACGGCAATAGGCACTGCTGCGCTTTCAACAAATCAAACTGGGATATCTAATCTAGCCGCAGGAACGTATGCTTTACAAGCTAGTACTGCGGCTAATAACGTGGGAATTGGTTATTCCGCAGGATTGGCAGTATCAACAGGCGCTCAAAACACTATTATTGGCACTGTTTGTCACGATAACCTGACAACGGGGTCGTATTGTATAGCCTTGGGGTATAACAATGGGCCAAGTGCTGTTGATGTAGATCAAGAAATCGTTATCGGCAATAGCATCACCGGAGCTGGCACAAATACGGTAAGGATTGGAACGAGCAGCGGCGGAACAGCTACTCTTGGCTTAGATGGTTCAGACACATCATGGGCAGCAGCTTCAGATTCAAGACTTAAAAAGGATGTAGCTGATTCCACTGTCGGTTTATCGTTTTTGAATGATTTGCGACCAATTACGTTCAAATGGCAACATAAGAACGCAGTAGCCGAAGACCTTCCACAGTACGATGCTGATTCTTCAGACCCGATTTTTGGCGAAGGCAAGGCTCATCACGGCTTTATAGCCCAAGAGGTTAAGGCCGTTATTGACGACCATTCTGACGTTCTTGATGGCAACAATATCTGGCATGAAGACCCTGACGGCACACAGCAATTGTCGCAGGGTAATTTAGTGCCGATGCTGGTACGAGCAATCCAAGAACTTTCTGCACAAGTGGAAGAATTAAAAGCCAATCCTAGATGCAAATGTAACGGAGAATAGACACATGGCACAAACAGTAACAGAAGTGCTAACAGCGGCTACCGATTCGGTGACGCTGATTACGGACATCAACAGCAACGGCAGTTCCTCCGATCATGTTCAGGCGGGAGCAACCCAAGCTGAAATCAACGAGCAGGTTCAGCGAAATGTAGATCATCTGTCTATTATTTTGCTCTATGCCCCGGTTGATTCAGATGACGATACGCCCGATGTAGCAGGCTCGCCTGTAAGCAAGACCAGCTACACGGCAGCCATAACGAGGGGCAACGCTTACGTCGTA